GTAATGGGCGACGTACAGGACAAGAGCGATGCGTATGCAGCATTAGATAAAGCCGAAGTCGATGATTACTTGCAGGATATACTCGGTGAACCCGAGCCGTTAACCTGCGATTGTCAAGAATAATGAGAAAAACACCATATGATAAATTACTCGATAGAAAGAGAACTTGGACACCCGTCCAAACCACCGCTGGAAAGCTTAAAGAAGGTGCTGAAGAAGCCATCTACCGTTCTCTCGCAATACGCCACATGGAGCTTCCAGTCGGCGATTTTATTACAGAAGCACTTGATAAGGAGATTCCCTCACATGCGAGAACACTTCTCGAATCTAATGTAAAAGATGAAATTAAACACGACAAAGCCCTGGGGTACATAACCGATTCCCTGGGGACTGATTCACAGTCAGAAAAGGAGGCAATTAAACTACGTGATGCTTGGATCGAACACCCTGATCATTGTATTCTTAAAGCGCTTGTCGCAGAACGAGCTATCTTCTTTGTTTTACTCCCTTTCTTTCGGTTTAATGGGGATGCTGCTCTTAGAACGGTTTCTATGGATATCTCGAGGGACGAACAGGTACATGTCGGATGTAATAGTCTTGTATGTACAGAGTTGGGTCTTTCTCCTTCTCCTAGCCTGGATCGTCTTAGGAAAGCCACTATTAACTGGATAATGCAACCTCTAGGTAAAAATACCTACGATAGATATTTGGACAAAAAATTTTGGCTCGATGCTAGTGATCGGTTAATGTATGAGGGTAAAGCACCCGAATTTTCTGAGACACAGCGAGCTAGAGTACCCGCCTTTTTTGAACATGCAAACACAAATCTCCCTCAATACTCTTAAGCTACATAACGAACGTTTAGATAAGCTACTTGTAAGACTTGAGGAGAACTTTGGTTGGAGCCCTGTCCATCCTAAAGAATCAATTGAATCAATCATGTACAGGGCTGGGCAAGCCAGCGTGATTGAATATATTAATAACATTATGGAGGAAGAAATCTAATGTGTTTTGGAGGAGGAGCCCCCGCACCGCCACCACCACCACCTTTACCACCTGCGCCACCACCACCATTGCCACCTACTAAACCTTTACCTGAACCTACACCTGTAGAAACAGATATCAATCCAAAGGTTAAGAAGGCACAAACTAATAAGACGCAGAATGCACAAGCTACAGGTACACAAGCATTAAAGATTCCGCTACAGTCGGACGTTAATGTTGGTGGTCAAGGACAAGCAGCTGGAGGCTTAAATAAATGAACGCTCGTGAGTGTTATAACAAATTATCTGCAGACCGTTCTCAGTTTCTGGACACTGCAGTTGAATGTTCTGAACTCACGTTACCGTATTTAATATCAGACGATTTATCTTCAAAGTATAATCATAGAAGACTGACTCAACCCTGGCAAAGTGTCGGGGCTAAGGCGGTAGTAACGTTAGCAGCAAAATTAATGTTAGCGTTACTCCCACCTCAGACTACATTCTTCAAGTTACAAGTAAGAGATGATAAGTTAGGTGAGGAACTACCACCTGAAAAAAGAAGTGAATTAGATCTAGCCTTCTCCAAGATGGAGAGAATGGTAATGGATTACATTGCAGCTTCTAGTGACAGAGTGGTAGTACACCAAGCACTTAAACATCTCATTGTAAGTGGTAATGCTTTGATATTTATGGGTAAGGATGGTTTAAAAAACTTTCCACTCAATAGATTTGTCGTTCGTAGAGATGGAAATGGTAACGTCCTAGAAATAGTTACAAAGGAACTAATAAGTAGAAAGGTATTAGGTATTGATCTGCCTAAACCTGAGCAACCTAATTCGGTTGTTGATAATGGACAAGGATCAAATGGAGATGACGTAGAGGTATACACCCGTGTCATGTTGGAAAGCAAGAGTGGACGCTGGGTCTGGTATCAGGAAGTTGATGATTTAATCATACCTGACAGCCGTAGCACAGCACCAAAGAATGCAAGTCCATGGTTACCCCTCCGATTTAACACGGTAGACGGTGAGGATTATGGTAGAGGACGAGTTGAAGAGTTTATCGGTGACTTGAGATCCCTTGAGGGACTCTCTCAGGCACTCGTAGAAGGCTCTGCAGCGGCTGCTAAGGTAGTGTTCCTTGTATCACCATCATCAACTACAAAACCGAAGACTATAGCCGATGCTGGAAACGGTGCTATAGTTCAAGGACGCCCTGAAGATGTAGCAGTTATCCAAGTAGGTAAGACTGCTGACTTTAACACAGCTTCGCAATTAGCACAGCAATTAGAGCGTAGAATAGGAGAAGCATTCATGCAGCTGAACGTTCGTCAATCAGAACGTACTACTGCGGAAGAGGTACGCCTTACTCAAATGGAATTAGAACAACAGCTGGGAGGACTATTCAGTTTACTCACGGTTGAATTTTTAATACCTTATTTGAATAGAACTCTCTTAGTCTTACAACGTAGTAAAGAAATCCCCGCCTTACCTAAAGGATTAGTAAGACCTTCTATTGTAGCAGGTGTTAATGCATTAGGTAGAGGACAAGATAGAGAAAGTCTCACAGCTTTTATAGGTACTATTGCTCAGACATTAGGACCAGAAGCTTTAATGAAATTCATCAATCCTTCAGAAGCTATCAAACGTTTAGCAGCTGCACAAGGTATTGATGTATTAAATTTAGTTAAGACTGAGGAACAGATGGCACAAGAAATGCAACAAGCTCAGCAAGCTCAGATGATGCAATCATTAACTGATCAAGCTGGTCAATTAGCAGGATCACCAATGGCTGATCCATCTAAAAATGCTGCACTTGATGCTGCTAATCAACCTCCTCAAGAAGAAGAACAACCACCTACAGAACAGTAATGGCAGAAACAATGACATATGATCCTGGTACTGATACAGTTACCACGGAGAATAGTTTAACACCTGATGAACAGGAATCACTAGAAGTTGGTGAAGCCCTGCAACAGGAACACGAAGGTCTTCTAGCAGGTAAATATAGAACAGCAGAAGAACTTGAAAAAGCGTATGGAGAACTTGAAAGAAAACTCGGAGAGAAAGGTAATCAAGATAGCAAGACAACTAACGAAACTGAGATTCAAGAATCCGACAAAGTATCTCAAAAAGAGAAAGAAGCTTCAGAAGATTCTCAAGACTTTTACCTAGAAGATGGTAATGTTAATTATGACTCAGTTAATAATCAATACGGTGAACAGCTAGGTAATATTTTCAAAGAATCTAATATAGATCCTTGGGCGATTAACAATGAATTCCATGCTAACAATGGTAGCATTTCTGAGGATCATTATGCTCAACTAGAAAAGGCTGGTTTAGCTAGAGATACTATTGATACATATCTTGATGGTGTAAGAGCTACAGCTGGTTATGCAAATGAAGATCTCACTTCTAGACAGATAGATTCAGTCCGTAACTCTGTTGGAGGTAAGGCTGAGTATGATAAGATTGTTGGTTGGGCTGGTCAGAATTTATCTAAAGATGAGATACAATCCTTCGATGAACTTATAGGTACTGGTAATGTAGGTGCTATTCAGTTAGCAGTCTCAGGTTTAAAAGCTCAGTACGAAACAGCTAATGGATTTGAAGGTAAGATGTACGCTGGTAAACCACCTAAAGCATCGTCTGATACATTCAGAAGTCAACAAGAATTAGTCGCAGCTATGAGTGATCCTCGTTACGATGAAGATCCTGCTTATAGACAAGACATAATTGAAAAACTAGAACGATCTGATAACGTAAAATTCTAATGAGTACACAATGGGCTCCTCGTGGTAGAGGACAAATACAAAGTACACAGATGGCATTAAGTGCTAATGATGCAACTTATTTACCAAAAGGTGTTACAATGGCACAAGCAAGAGCTTGGAATAAGCGTAGAAAGAATCCTAACGCTGTGTCTAATAGCGTATTAATGATAAAAGAGAAAGAGAAGAAGAAGAAGAAGTAGCGGAGACCCGAAAGATCGTCCTCTCCCAAACGTACTTTTATTCTTATCTATTAATGACAACTACAACTGAACCAGGCAACAGACAAAACAGATTCGCTACTGAACCACAA